ATGAGAAACTAGGTATTAAGTTTTATGTTCAAGACGATCCTGAAAAGCCGATAGTCTTTGAGTTTGAAGAACCTGAGGTTGGTGTTTCTATCCGAGGCTTATTAGGAACAATGCGTGAATAAAGTAGAAAAAGGAGGAATGGAAGATGAAGCAAGTTCAAGATTATGATCCAATGGTACAAGGGTTTGCTAAAACTTTTGTAGGTAAATTAAGTTCTGATTTTCTCCGGTATATGGACTATGAAGACCTTGTTCAGGAAGGATATCTATCTCTCCTTGAGGACGAAGGTACTTTACAAGGAGAAACTTCAACAAATGCCTATAAGGCAATCCTTCAAAGAATGATTAATCTTACCAAGAAGTCCTATGCTAAAGGGAGAAAGGACACATGGATCACAGATTATATGGAGGTACCTTCTATCCCAAATTCACTTAAGATTGTCGAGCTAGAAGAAGAGTACAAACAACTGTTAGATGTCATAGTTAATTCTCCCGAGGAACTAATTAGTCTTGCAAAGGAGATACTTCCAAGCGGATACATTACTCCTAAAGTCTTGAAAGAGTTTTTTCTTACCAAGGGAAAAGTATCTGAGACTAGAGTAAATGAGTTATTGGAGAGAATTGTATAATAAGAAAAAGGAGGAAAAAATGAATCAGATAATGGAACAAAAAGTAATGGTTGGAGGAAAAGTAGTACCAAACTACAAAGCAATAGTAGATTGTGAGACAAGCAAAGTATATTCTATTGTTTCCAACAAATATAAAGTTCTATCTCATGATGAAGCTTTAGAACCTGTCTTGGAAACATTGGAAAAAGGAAACCATGGGACGTTCACAGTTGATACAGATTTGGAGAAAGAAGGAGCAAGGATGTTTACTACTATTACCTTGAGTGATTATGAAGTACCTGTTGGCTCTCCTGATGATATTGTATGTCCTCAGATAATTGTTAGGAACTCGTATGATTTATCTTTCAGATATTCTGTTGAGATAGGTGCTTTTAGGTTTGTATGCTCAAATGGATTAATCATTGGTAGAAAATATGACCTCATCAGACAGAAACATTACAAGAGCATAATAACTTTGAAAGATCAATTAAGGAGAAGGCTTGACAATGTGTATACAGTCATCAAAGAAGAAAGTGAGACATGGAAAAGATGGCAAGATGAGTTAGTTCATCCTAAAACATACGAACATATAATCAATACATTGAATCTACCTCAGAAAAGAACCAAGGAGATAGAAGAGGAGGTAGAGAGAGCTTCAACATTTACTAATGAGTACTACAGAACATTAACCATGTGGGCCTTGTTTAATATACTTACCGCATACATAACACACAGTGTAATGAGTATTACAGCGAAAGTAGAGTTAAATGGAAGATTACGTAAGGCCTTGACAAGCAATGTTTAGAATTTATTTTTACTGCAATGTTTATCAACAAAGGGTTTGTCCTGAAGTGTGTGAAGCAAGAAGGAAAGGGAGATCCTTTCCTTTTTCAGTTTATTCTAAGTGCAAGAATTGTAAGGACTTGAGGTCTTTCAAGGAGATACCTAGGATAGAGAAAGGGAAGCCTTATGGATATCGGTTATTGCCTAAGAAGAGAACAAAAAGGAGAAAGAAGAAATGAAGCCTGGTTACATAACTAAATCTAAAAATGGTGATTACCTCTTGATAAAGTCAATATGGAAGGATGGATCTTATGAAAATCTGAGAATACTAGGGTGTTACTATAAGGATGGATATTCTGTAGCTAAAAGAGATGAGGTGATTGTTAAGGCCACTGAGTTTATCAAAGAGAACTATCCTAACTATACTATAACAAGGGAAGCATACGAAATCTATGAAAAAGCTAAGCAAAGAGCGAAAAACAGCATAAAAATCATGAAAGTGAAGAAAATGAGAAATATCAACATAGATACCAAGCTAAAGTTGAATCTTTATCCCTTTCAGAATGTAGGTGTGGCATTCATAGAATTAACAGATGGAAATTGTCTGTTATGTGATCAGATGGGATTGGGTAAGACATGTCAAGCAATATCATTCGCAGAAAGAAGAGGTTGTAGAACTTTAGTCATTTGTCCTGCTTCCTTGAAACTAGTTTGGAAAGATGAGATAAAAAAATTTACTGGAAAAGATGCTCATGTTATATCTACAAAAGATTACATTGATCCTATGTATCAATACACAATTATTAACTATGACATCATAGAAAAGAAAATGCAAGAGATAGACGAACATAGATGGGATTTGTTGATATGTGACGAAGCTCACTTTTTGAAGAATATGAAAGCAAAAAGAACTGAAGCTGTTCACTACCTTAAAGAGAAATTCAAGCATAGAATTCTCCTTACAGGAACACCTATTCTGAATAAACCTGTTGAACTTTATTCACTGCTTAACATCGTACATCCAGGAGAATGGGGTTCATTCATGTGGTATGCAAAGAGGTATTGCAATGCAACTAAAGGCTATTGGGGTTGGGATTTTTCCGGTTCGAGTAATGAGGAAGAATTGAGAGAAAAATTAGAACCTTTGATGCTTAGAAGACTGAAAGAGGATGTGTTGAATGATTTACCTGATAAGATTTATCAAGAAGTAAGACTAGAAATATCTGACTCTGTTAAAACAAAGTATAACAGAATCCTAGAAGATTTACGTAGTTACTTGATTAAATACAAAGGGTATTCTGATAAGAAGGCAGACAAAGCTGTCAGAGCTGAAGCATTTGTGAAAATTAATGAACTGAGGCAACTAGTTATTGAGGATAAGATTTCTGCTCTCAATAATATAATTGAAGGATTAGATGGAGATAAAATAGTTGTATTCTCAGACTATGTTACTCCTTTGGAAAGATTACATGAAACCTATCCGAGGTCTTCAGTCATCCTCTTTGGAGGACAATCATTAGAAGAAAGAAAAGAAGCAATTCAAAAGTTTCAAACTGACGACAAAGTTAAGATTTTCCTAGGATCAATAAAAGCAGCAGGAGTAGGAATAACCCTTACTTCTGCTAATAAAGTGTTGTTCCTATCTCTACCTTGGGTTCCGGGGGAGATGGATCAAGCGATTGATAGATGTCATAGAATAGGACAGAAGGATACAGTAAATGTTTATTTTTTACTTTGTGGAGAGATTGATGAATATATGAACGAGATACTTAATACAAAGAGAGATGTTATCAACAAGATAGTAGGTGGCACAAAAGTAGATCCTACCGGCAATGTGATTGATGCTCTAATAAGTAGAATCATTAGAAAATGAAGAAATTTGACGTTATAACATTTCTCCAAGATTACAATATTGATTATCAAACAAAGGGGAAGAATGTCTCAGAAGGCTGGGTTGAGATAAACTGCCCATTTTGTAATGATCCTAGTAAACACTGTGGGATCAACCTTGACTCTTCTCTATTCCATTGTTGGAGGTGTGGAGAAAAAGGAGACTTCGTAAAGTTAGCAAAGGAGGTATTACAGTATTCATACAGAGAAATTCGAGATATTCTAAAAGAGTATGACTATTATCAGGATGAAGATTCAAAAGATGATTTAGTTAGAACAAAAAGAGGAGGAAAACTGCTACTTCCAAAAAGATTAGTTTCAATGAAAGAGAATGACCATAAACTAATCAGAGATTATCTGAAAAGCAGAAATTATGATCCCGATTATTTATATGGGACATACAAACTAATGAGAGTAGAACCATTTCATATTGGTAACTGGAAATTCAGACTAATGATTCCTGTCATAGTAGAAGGAGAAGTAGTAACCATGCTAGGAATGGATGTAGTAAGAAAGTGTAAGGAGATCCCTAAGTACAAAAATCTTCCAAATGATTCCTCCTTGATTCCGACCAAAAATTGCCTTTACAACATAGACTCAGTGAAAAAAGGAGGACATTGTATAATAGTGGAAGGAGTTACTGATGTTTGGCGATTAGGCGAAGGTTCAGTTGCTCTATTCGGTAAACAAATAACAACAGAACAGATTAAACTTCTGAAGCAAAAAGCCTTAAGTAGAATCGTGGTTATGCTAGATCCGGATGCAGAACAACAAGGAAGAGAGATAGCAGATGTTCTAGCAAACATTGTTAATGTACCAACTCAAATGATTCTGCTAGACAAAAAAGATCCTTCAGAATTAACAAGAAAGGAGGTGAGGAAATTGAAAAGGTTGATTGATGGTACTTAAAAATGTAAATTTTTACTTGGGAAAAAGAAGAATAAACTATATAATGAAGAAAAAAGAAAGAAAGGAGAATGTAATGGACAAAAGAGTCAAACATGGTAAGTTGAAAGGACATGTTTTGTTTTATCTAGACCCCGAAAGAAGAGAAAAGCTTCGTCTTCTCAAATCTGAGACTGGACTGACTTCATCTGAATTTGCTAGTGAATTGATTGATGAAGCATACCAGAAGTATCTCAACTACAAAGAAGGCAAAGAACGTTCAAACTTCATTGCTAATCTCTTGTCAAGGGTTGGAAGTGAACTGGATCAGATAACAATCAAAAAATAACTTCAATCAGAAAGTCAGAAAAGGAAGGTGTAAAATGAGTAAAGAATCTTACACGAGTAACATTGGTTTGTTGGAACTGTTACGACAAGATGGGTTTCTAATGGTGAATAAAAGACTTATTCGATTGTTGGGTTTGGGGGAAGCTATAATATTAGCAGATTTTGCTTCCTGTCAGATACAGTTCCAAGATGAAGAAGGTTGGTGGTTTTCTACACATAAGGATATAGAAAAGGCCACTGGTTTCAGTGAATACAAACAAAACAAAATCATTAACAACCTAATCAGTGTAGGAATAGTAGAAAAAGAGAGAAGAGGAGTACCTGCAAAAAATTACTATAGAGTTAATACGAGTGTTCTTGAAAAAATACTCTTCGAAAAACCTTCTGAAATTGAAAGCAACTACCCATCCAAAGAAAGGGGAGAGGATACCCTTAAAAACTCAGGTTCTCAGTACCTTAAAAATTCAGGTACTAAATACCCTAAAAATTTAGGTACTGAGAACCCTAAAAATTCAGGTACTATATATAAAGAAGGAAAAAGATATAAAGAAGGAGTTTATAAAGAAGAAATTACCTTTATAAATAAAGGTAATTTAGAAACTGACGTTTCTCCTACTTCCTCAGATTCTTTTATTCCTGATAAAGACTCGAATGAGGATGATTCTATTAAGCAAAAAAAGAAACCCCTGCCCAATCCTTCTATAAAGAAAAGGATGGGGAATGGGGAACCTGTCTTACCACCAGGAGATGTTACTAATGCTATACTCTATTGGAATAGCCTTCCGAATGTTCCAAAGTTAAGGTTGAATAAGAAAACGAAAACTTTATCCTCCGCACAGAAGGAGTTGGAAAGCCTGTTGAAGAAATATCCATTTGAGGTTGTAAAAGGAACAATGGATACTTACAGTAAGTTGTTGGAAGAAAAAGCTAATGTTAAACCTCCAAAAGGAATTCCTTTACGTGTTAGTTTGGCCGAGTTCTTCGGATTCAATGGTTTTAGTAAGCAAAGGATAGAGTTAGTTACAGGAGAGAAAGTAAAGTTCTGCTGGTTCAACGAATGTTTACCAGGGAAAGATCCAATTAAAGCATATTGGAAGAATAAAGTTGAGGATACTCATCCCAAGTATACGGAATCTTTGAAGAAGATGTGGATGAAGAAGTTTTTCGTGAAGGAATTTACTCCGGCTCAAGAAGATCAATTTAGGAAGGCAGGTTCTATGTTAGCAGAGTTTGATAAGAAAACAAGGAGGAAGATGCCTCATATGTATGTATATCCATCTAATGACCCAACTCCATATGTAGAGATGCTATTTAAAGCGTTGGGAGATTACTTTGAGGATGGTTTTCATATTGGAAACTTGTGTTCTAAGTTTACTTTTGAGAATATATTTCCTGCGTGGTTGAGGAAAAAGAATGCATTTGGGGATGGATAAGGGTCAAAACATAGCCTTTTTTCGCTGTGAGAAGGGCATAGACGAAAGTTTTGGTCTTTGTGGAGGGAAGTATACCTCTCTTTTCATTTTGAGGCTAATTAAGGGGGAAAAATGAGGTTGTTACATTCTGATTCAGGAATTGAAAGGACGATAATAAAAGGAGTTGCTTCTTCAGATAGTCTTTTGAAAAGGTCAATTGGATTGTTGAAGAAAGAACACCTCACAGTTGGTTATCTTAGGACGATGCTAGGTTGGATCTACGAGTACTATAAGTACTATGGAAAAGCTCCATCGACTGATGTTCTGACTATTTTTGAAGATAAGAAGTCGGATATTAAGGATGATAATGAGAGGGAATTTGTTGAGGAATTGATCAGTGATATTGTTGAGGATACGATTGTTAATGAAGAATATATGTATGACAGAATCAGGGAGTATGTGAAAAAGAGAAATCTTATTCTGACTGTTAGAGAGGTAACTGATTTTGTTGACAGGGGTAGATTGTCAGAGGCTGAAAGTAGATTAGAAGAATATAGGAAGGTAAGTAAGCAAGTTACTTCTTGGGTTGCTCCTCTTGAGGATTCTAAGTTTGTAGAAAGTGTTTTTGATCAACAGGAAGGGAAAGTTCTTTTCACGATGGAAGGGGCCCTGGGTGAATTGATTGGACCTCTGAAGAGAGGTTGGTTTCTAGGGATAATGGCCCCGAGAAAGAGGGGGAAATGTGTTAGTGAGGATATGCTGGTTCCATTGGTAGATGGAAGTGTGATGACAATTGGAGAAATAGTAAAACGAAAGATTAAGACTCCAGTATTGGGATTAGATGAAGTTAACAATGAAGTAAAACCTGTTTGTGTTGATCAATTTTGGGATAACGGGGAGAAAGAATGTTTAGTCTTGACTACAAGAAGTGGAAGAAGGGTAGAAGTTACTGAAGGACATTTATTCTTAACTCCTGATGGATGGAAAAAAATTGATGGTTTACATATTGGAGATTATATAGCTGTTCCCAGAAAGATTTCCTTTTTTGGGGATTCTCCTATGGAAGAAAATGAATTGAAGTTTTTAGCTTATATGTTAGCAGAAGGGAGTTGTACTGGAAGTCAACCTGTTTTTACGAATACTGATCCTGTGCTAGTTAAGGATTTTGAACAAACATGTAAAAAGCTTGAAATTTTGTATAAAAGGAGAGGAATTTCATATCTTTTAAAAAATGCTCTTCCTTTAACTCGACGTTTAGGGTTATATGGTTGTTCATCCAAAACTAAGAGTATTCCTGATGTTTTGTTTAGATGTCCTAAAGAGCAGATTGCTTTGTTTTTGAGGATCTTTTTTTCTTGTGATGGAAGTATTTTTCTTGAAAATAAGAGATGGAAAATAGAACTAAGTCTAGCTAATGAGAGATTGTTAAGACAAATAGGTCATTTACTCACTAGATTTGGGATAGTTTACTCCCTTAAGTATAATCAAGCTAAATTTAATGGTAAGCTTTTTGATTCTTGGAGAATTAGTATTGAAGATATGGAGAATGTGAATTTGTTTTTGGAAGAGATTAATTTTCTATCCAGAAAATATACGAAACCTTTTAAGGTAACTTCTTTTAGATCTTTTCTAGATAGGATACCCTGGCAGAAAGCGGCTCAACTGTATGAAGAATTGGAAAGAAGTTATCCTGATTCTGTTTTAGTAGATATCGGGGTAGGTAAATATATTAGGAAAGGGAAGGGGTTTAGGGATGTTTTTGGAGAAAAACACGCTTCTTCAGTTAGAGAACAGATAGCTAGAAAAGGTTCTTTGATGAGGCAGTCATTCCAAAAAGTTAAAAACAATCCCATTTGTCAAAAATATTTGAATGGAGCTGTGTTATGGGACGAGGTTAAGAAAATTGAATCTATTGGAAGAAAAAGAACATATGATTTGGGAATTTCTTCAGTTCATAATTTTATAGCTAATGATTGTTTTGTTCATAATTCATGGTTTCTCCAAGAACTGGCTGTTGAGGCAATGATGAACAGAAGAAAGGTAGCTTTCATTTCTTTGGAGATGGATTCAGTTGATATGGCAGTGAGATTCTATGAGGAGATTACAACAAGAGGGCTGGAAAAAGGATTGTATAGGTTTCCTGTTTTTGATTGTGTGTATAATAAGGAAGGTAGTTGTACTAAACCTGAGAGGGTTTGTTCAGTTTCTATCGATGATGATGAGGTTGTTAGAGGAGATTATAAACCTTGTACTGCTTGTGTTGGAAAGGAGGATTCGGAGTATTCATTTGATGTATCTTTTGTAGAGAAGGAGAGGCCAAGGTTGACAATTAAAAGTGTTAAGAATGCTATTGAGAAGTTTAGGAGAATGTTTGGTTCAAAATTGTATAGGCAGATAAGTTTACCTGCTGGCATAGCATCTCTAAGTGATGTAGAAGGAAAACTTGATGAGTTAGAAAGCATGGATTTCATTCCAGATGTAATCATACTTGATTATGCAGATATCCTGAAAGGAACTACAACTCAGGAGGATCTTGATAGAGTTTGGATAAGATTGAAGGGAATGGCTTCCAAGAAGAATTGTTTGGTAGTTACTGTTAGTCAGTCTAATAGAGCAAGTACGGATAAGTTCCTTCTGTCTCAGAAAGATACTTCAAAGGATATAGGGAAGATTGACCAGGTAGATGTAATGCTTACACTTAATCAAACGAATGAAGAAAAGGGGAGAGGGATAATAAGGTTAGGTTGCATTGCTCACAGATGGAAGAAGTTTGATATTTACAGACAGGCTTATATCTTACAGCAATTGGATCTAGGTTCTCCTATGTTGGATTCTCTTTTACTTCGTGTTAAGG